TAACAAACTGAGTGTATGGGGAGTCATTTCCCCATACATTTTTTTAATAGGAATAAACAAATGACAACAGAAAATAAAACACCAGTAGTATCGCTTAAGAGTTTGTTAACTCCAAGCAAGACAGTAGGAGTAGACTTTCCAGGAGCGGAAGGATTTACGGTAAAACTCACTTATTTAGCAAGAGAAGAATTGCTAAAGCTTAGAAATAAAAGTGTATCACAAAAGTTCAATAAAAAGACAAGGGCATACGAAGAACAGCTAGATAATGATAAATTCTTAACTGAATACTGCAAAGCAATCATAAAAGGCTGGTCAGGCTTAAAATATAAATACTTAGAAGAGCTTCTATTAGTAGATATTAGCGAAGTAGACCCAGAAGACTTTTTAGTCTGGAACAACGAAAATGCAGAGTTACTTATGAAAAACTCTAGTGATTTCGATGAGTGGGTAAGTGAAACTGTCGGAGACCTGGAAAATTTTACCAAGACCAAGTAAGTTTAATACTTGGGATGATAAAGAAACAGTTTTCTGAGGATATTGATTTAGACAAATACCTTGCAGTCTGCGAGCAACTGAATCAAGATCCTGATCCCGATAGAATGCCTCCTGAGATGAGAGATTATCCCTTAGAGGTCCAACAATCATTTATGCTACATAGCATATTAACTGATAAGTGGGACGGGGCAAGTGGTATGTATATGGGCAAAGATTTTAGCCCTATAGGTACTTACTTAGACACCTTCGATATCGAGGACAAACGCACAGCAATCTACTTTTTAGCTCATATAGAAAATGAGAACTCAAACTCTATAAATAAACGAGTCAAAGACTCACAGAAGCAAGCTGAACTGTCAGCAAAAGCAAAAGCGAGAAGCAGATAAAGGTAAATAATGGCTAAAATTAAACATACCGTTGAAATCGATTCAAAGACTAAGAATCTTAAAAAGACTTCAAAGGAAATAGATCAGGTAGGGAAGAGTCTTAAAAAGACTAGAAAATCGGCACAATCAGCCGACCGTTCTCTAAAAGGTGCTGCACAGGCATCTTCTAATACAACCAAAAACTTTTCTAAAATGTCCCAAGGTATTACAGGGGGACTTGTTCCTGCCTATGCTACTTTAGCCGCTAACTTATTTGCTCTTGACGCAGCCTTTAGATTCCTAAAAGGTGCGGCAGACTTTCGTGTATTAAGAGAAGGACAAGTAGCTTTTGCTGCTGCAACAGGTATTGCGTACCAGTCCTTATCAAAAGATATTCAGTCAGCTACTCGGGGAATGATTAGTTTCTCAGAAGCTTCACAAGCCGCAGCTATTGGTAGAGCCGCGGGACTTTCTTCAGGACAGTTAAGAGAACTATCAGAAGCCGCATTTACAGTTTCAGTCGCACTTGGTAGAGATGTAACAGATTCATTCAACAGATTAATAAGAGGTGTTACTAAAGCGGAACCAGAATTATTGGACGAACTAGGTATTATATTAAGACTAGAAGAGGCATCGACAAAATATGCAGCCGCACTAGGTCTAAATAAAAATCAACTTTCAATATACCAAAAATCACAAGCAGTTGTAAACGAAGTACTTGGACAAGCAGAAGAAAAGTTTGGAAAGATTAATGAAATTATGGATCCTACTGCGAATGCTTTAGCACAGGTAGGTATCGCTTTCGATGAACTACTCAATACTGTCAGACCAGCTATTGCTGCTATCGCAGAACCAATGGCTAAATTTATTGCAAGTAATACAACCAATGCAGCAATTGCAATGGGGTTATTTGCATCTTCTATTCTCAAAAGTTTAATCCCTAGCACACATGAATTACGACAACGTCAGAAACTCGCCGCAGAAGATAGAATAGAAGAAATAGAGAGATTAAAAATTAAAGAAACTGAATTAGCAACTAAGATGCAGCAATTAAATAATCTAAGTCCTTCTCAGCGTAAATTTGCAAGTAAGATAGGAGCAGACAGATTAGGAAAAGGTGGAAAGATTGGTCAAGCTTTGGCTGATGGCAAAAAGTTAAGTAAAGCACAAATTTCTAATTTACATTCACAACACTCAAGAGAAGTTGGAATGTTTAAAAATATGAGTAATAAGAAAAGACTTTACTATAAAAAAATTCTTAATCAAATGACTCATGACTATCAAGGTTTTACCACAAAGGTTGCGGTAGGAACATCAAAAATGACTACTGGCTTTCAATTAAAATGGATGGCAGCTACTAATGCAGTAAAAGGCATGTTAGCAACAGTAAGTGCAGCAGCAAGTAAAGTAGGAGCGTTCTTATCAGGGATGTTAGGATATATTGCTATTATTGGTATGGTATTTATGGCATTTAAAGGTTTAATGCAATACCTTAATAGAGACGCCAATAAAATACTAGAAAACTTCAATGAAAGAGTAGATGCGAGTAAAGACTCTCTAAAAACTTTAAACGAAGAACTGATGAAGATGTCGCAGGTAAGAGCACAAGGTTTAATAGGTAGTGGACAACAAAGTTTATTACATACTTTTGAAGCAGTACAAAGTGTGGACTTTGGAAAAGTAGCAAAAGATTTAACCTACCTAGGAAATATATCAGATATTAATCAAGAAAAATTCAATGAATTAGAAGAAGAATTCATGACTACTATTAGAACTCTAGGAGAGTTAGATAGTAGATTTATAAAAATAAATGAACAGATTAATGCAGCAGGAGAATTAACACCTAAGTTAACTCTTGAACTTCATAAATTAAAAGACGTAATCGGTACTGAAGGTGCTGCTATTAAAGCTTTAAATAACAATGCTAAAGAAATGGTGAAGCAACAAAATAGAATATCCCAATCTTTACCTAAAGTTCCTTTCCAAGATATGATAAACTTGTTTGAGTCTAATATTCAGCAATACAAGGAATTAGTTAAATCACAAAGTCAATATCAAGACCATTTAGATCGTGAGACTGCTAAATTAGAATTATATACTTTCTTCCAAACACAAGCTATAGAACTACAAAAGAAAATGGCAGCAGGTAAAACACTATCACTGTTTGGTGATTTAGCGGGAATGGGCTCTACTATGAGAATGTTAAAAGTAGAAGAAAAAAGATTTAAACTTCAAGGAGACATGCTTAAACTAGATCAGATGAATCTCCAAATAATGACAGAAACAGATGAGAAAAAACTTAAAGCATTAAGACAACAAATAGACGCCCAGTATCAAATAATTCATGGTGCAAAAATGGCTCTTGACTTAGAAGAAAAAAGATCAAGCTTAATGTTCTCAACTTATAATACAGTATATAAAGATTTAGAAACAAATCTTGGAAAAGCTATAGGAGCAGGCATGAGAGGAGACTCTAGTATGTTTGATAATATAGGTAAAGCTTTTACAACTACAATAACTGATGCTCTTGGAGGATTCCTTTCAGAACAACTATTAGAAGATACACTAGGGGCAATACTGCCTACAGGTAAAACAGAAGCAGAAGAATTACAAGATGCCGCAACAAGACATGGAGAAATAATAAAGAAGAATATTGAATTAAGCGGATTCTCACATGGACTAGAGATTAAAGCTGCAGGAACAGCAATAGAAAACAATTTAAAAAATATTCAAAGAGATATCTTGGATGGCGAAATTGCAGTAGAAACACAAAGAGGACAAAGACTATCAAAGGACTTAACTGGATTAAATACGAAGAAAGAAAATATGTTGCAGTATTCAACAGAACAGAAAGTTAATACAATATTTGAAGACCCAGAAAAAGCTCGCCAAATGGCAATAGCAGATAGGTTAAACACTATGGGAGCTGGTGCAGCAAAACAAACAAGTATAGATATAGCTAATAGAGATAAATTGAACGGACTATCGGGAGTTTACACTAAACTGATATTACCTAACGGAGAAACTGTATATGTTAGTGCTAAAGACTTAAAACAAGCAGGATCAACTTTTGGTGGTAAAGAAAAAGGAATGGTGGTTGAAAGTGGGGACTACAAAGGTGCTCAAATAGGTGGTAGCGGAGGAACTTCTGTATTAGTAAACGACCTTACAAAATCAATTGAAAAAGCACTTGATCTCGATATGGATAAATACCAAGCAAAATTATTAAGTAACGTACCTGAGACTCAAGCAAAATTATATGATTTGGATAATCAAATAACTAGTGTAGAAACAGCAATACAAGGAAGTGCAAGTAAAGTAGACGACTTTAACAAAACTAAAGGCAACCTGAGTATTGTTTCTACTGAAAAAGACACTAAACAGCTAAAAGCAGCATGGGACAATTTATCACCTGGACAAATCGGCATAGATCCAGTAACAGGTCTAGTAGCATTCAAACAAGTAGAAGAGGACGGCAAAAAAGGTGGCGGTGGAGAATTAGGTACTACTGCTTACACAGATGAAGGAAAAGAAGGAAGAGACAAGTTTTCTAAAAACTTAAATCAGTTCTCAGGTGTTATAGGATTAATGGGAGCAGTAAGTGGACAAGAAGAAAAGACAGCAAAGATAATGGCAAAAGTCGCTCAGATTCAATTATTAATTACAACATACGAAAGAGCAAAAATGGCATTGGATCAAGGTGGTGGTAGCTTCTTCAAAACAATTGGAAAGTTCTTTACAGGAACAGTACCTGGAGGTAGAGACGGTGGAATAATGAGCGGAGGCTATAAGTCTTTTGCAGGTGGAGGTGTTTCAGATGGACCAAATTCAGGTTACGGAGCAGTACTACATGGTAAAGAAGCAGTAGTACCTCTTCCAAATAATAGAAGCATACCTGTAGAAATGAAAGGAAAAAACAACGGACCTGTTAATACAACAATCAATGTAAACATGGCAGAAGGTAGTTCAGATACTACTAGTGATGAAGAATCAGGAAAACAATTTGCACAAGCAATTAACATGGCTGTACTAGAAGAAATAGGCAAACAGCAAAGACCTGGAGGGCTACTAGCAGGATAATATGGCAATAGGATTTAGTAACGGAAGTGTAACATTTAGACCAGATAAAGGTTTTACTAGAAAGAATACACCAAAAATATTTAAAACAGTGTTTGGAGATGGCTATGAACAAAGAATAGCTAATGGTATAAATAATTTACAACAAGAATTTTCAATAAATTTTGCAACAAGAACAAAAGCAGATATAGATGATATAGCTGATTTTTTTGAGTTAAAAGGAGGAGTAACTGCTTTTGATTACACTTATGCAGATAGCAATGAAAGTGGTGGAGAAAAAACAGTAAAAGTTGTTTGTGATGACTGGCAACAGACTTGGGAGTATTCAGAGTACTATTCTTTAAGTTGTACTTTTAGGAGAGTATACGAAGCATAATGTCTGAAAAGATAATAGTAAAGGATATACAAAAGTTAGACCCAGGATCAGAACTGGTACAGTTATATGAGTTTGAATTTGTAAAAGATAATTTTGTATACTTTACTAGCGGAATAGATGATGATGTATCTACTTCTCTTAGAATGAGAGACTTTAGTACTAACTCTACTGTCCGTACCTATATTCCTATTCCTTTAAAAGCAGATGGATTCGAACTAAAGAATGATGGAGCAATAGCTCGTCCCACCATAACAGTAGCAAATGCACTAAGTGTATTAAGCGACGCAGTAGGTTTAGACTATCATGAAATGATTGGTTTAAGAGTAATTAGAAGATTAACTCTTAAAAAATATTTATATGGAGAAACAGGAGATGCAAGTCCTCCTATAGAATTTCCAAGGTCTGTTTGGGTTATTGATAGAGTTAAATCAAGAACAAAAGCTACAGTAAGTTTTGAACTAGTTGCCCCATTTGATATACAAGGAGTGACTCTACCAGCAAGAAATGTCTTAGCGGAGAGATGTCCTTTTATGTATCAAGGAGCAAGTGACCACTTACCTGAATGGAAAAAAGCACAAAGTGGGTGTAATTGGCACTTAGAAGGAAAATTAAAAACAGGGGGAGATGGCACAGAATACACAGTTTATGTAAATCAAGATGATGAGTATGTAGTACCAAGTACAACTACTTTTACAACATATTCTAGCGGTGCTATTACTATAAATACTTATTACAAGACTACTAAAACAACCACAAGATTCAATGCAGATAGTAGTAACTCAAGTGTTACTGTAACAGATTACTGGCAAGCTGTTAAATCTACAAGCTCTCCAGGAACACCATCAGATAGTAATGCTAACTTTAA